TGATGTAGGTCCAGTAGTTAATCCTGCCTATGAAGAAACTGAAATAGAAGCGTGTAAGCGTAATATTGAAGCAAGAAAAAAACAAGTAAGACCAACAGATATTAATTCAAATTACTATCTTATAAACAAGCATAAATTTAACTTAATATAAAAAAAACAACAACATGAAAACAAGTGTAGAATTGAGACAATTACAGTCTCTAAAAAGAACAGAAGGTGTTGAGTTAGTAAATAAAGCAGAGACTGAAAAACGTGAGTTATCAGTTGAAGAAACTACTATACTTAGAAACATCCAATCAGAAGTTGAGGCTTTTGAAAATCAAATCAAAGATGCTGAATTGCGTGAGAAATTTGCAAAAACAAGCGTTCAAAACAAGAAGTCAAATGATGGCTTAACAGCAGAAGAAAGAGAATTAGGTAGTTTCTCAATGACTAAATTCTTCAACTCTATCAATCGTAATGAGCCTATTACTGGTTTTGAGCGTGAAGTATTGGATGAAGGTGTTACAGAGGCACGTTCATTAGGTGCATCAAGTAATGGTCATTACATTAACTTAAAAGCATTAAATGCAATCCAAAAACGTGCAATGAGTGCAGGTTCATCAAGTGCAGGTGGAAACTTTGTTCAAACTGATAAAATGGGTTTCTTTGATGTATTAAGAGCAAACAGAGTATTAGACAAAGTTGGTGCAGAATGGGAAATGGGCATGGTTCCTAATGTTGATTACACTGGATTTTCAACTGGATGGACTTTTGCCGATGCAGCAGAAAATGGAACAGCAGCAGATGCAGATGCAGTAACTGTAAATCGTTCAATTTCACCAAAGAGAATTGCAGGTAAAATCTTATTATCAAATCAGTTGATGATTCAAGACCCTACAATGGATGCAAAATTATTGCAATCATTACAAAATGCTTTATATCCTTATGTTGAAGGAAAAGTATTAACTGGAAGTGGTTCATCAAATGCAATGACTGGTATTACATCAAATGCAACCGCAGCGACTTTAGCTTTAGGTATTAATGGTGGCGCACCATCACTTACTTACATCCAAAATGTGCGTAAAACATTATTGAATGGAAATGTAGATGCAAGCAAAATATTTTGGTTAATCAATCCAAATACTGAAGCATTATTAATGTCAACTCCAGTAGATACTGGTTCAGGTGCAATGTTAATTCCTTATGGTTCATATTTCAATGGAGTAAATGGATTTATCAATGGTATTCCTTATTTAGTAACTTCAAATCTTCCTAATAACTTAACAAAAGGTACAGCAAGTGGAACTTGTTCAGCAGTTATCGCAGGTGATTTTAGCAACTTAAAAGTATGTCAGTGGGGTGGATTAGATATTGTAATTGACCCATACACAGCAGCAGCTGAAGGTCAAACAAGAATTATCTGTAACACTTATTGGGATACGACCATTAAGCGTTCAGGTACAATCTTAAAAACATTGGATTTGATTACTGGTTAATTTTAACAATGTCAAATAATGAGGGGTTCGACTCCCCTCATTATTTCTAAATTTAAAAAGCATGAAAAGAATAAAATTTATAGCCTCTCCAATGGGTTTTGGATTAGGCTACTCACAAGGCGAAGAAGGGGACTTTGAAACAAGTCAAGCAGATGAATTAATTCAATTAGGTATTGCAGAATTAGTTCAAGAAATAAAGCCAAAAATAGAAAAGGCAACAAAAGAATCTAAAACAGAAAAAGCGGTTAAATAGTGCAATCATATTCAGTCATAACAGAACCATCAAGCGAGCCAATAACATTAGCTGAAGCAAAGCTAAATTTAAGGGTTACAAATAGCTTAGAAGATGCTTTAATCACATCTTTGATAATTGCTGCTCGTAAGTGGGTAGAAGGTTTTACATGGAGACCATTAATGACACAAACATTGCAAGCTAATTTTGACAAACAAGATATTCAAACAAAAGATATTAGTTTAAATAAGTTTCCAATTCAATCAATAACAAGTATTAAATATATTGATGCAAATGGGACTGAACAAACAATTAGTTCAAGCACTTATGAGGTTGATTTAATTAGCCCAGTTTGTAGAATTAGACTTAGTGAAGTGCCAACAATGAAAGATAGTTTAAATGCTTTTAAAATTAGATTTGTAGCAGGTTATACAAGTTCATCTAATGTACCTGCAAATTACAAGCAAGCAATGTATTTAATCATTACAAGTTTGTATGATAATCGAAATCAAGTAAGCACACAAAATGCAATAGAATTGCCATTTGGAGTTTATACATTATTAGACATTGACCATAATAGATATAATAGAACAATAAGTATATGAGAAATTTAATAGGAACAAATGCAGTTGCAGTAACAGCAAGCGATTCAGCATACATAACTGATTCAGTCCCAGTTCAAGTTGCAGACAATGAAAAAGTTATTACAAGTGTAAATTTAAGCACAGATACATTCACCTTTAATTCACATGGATATAACGATGGCGATATTGTATTATTTACAAACTTGGGAACAGTTACCGGTATTACTTTAACTGATAATTACTTTATTGTATCAAGTGCGACAAACACATTTAAAGTATCATTAAGTTTAGGTGGTTCGGCAGTTGATTTAACTGGAGCAGCAACTACAGCACCAACAATAGATAGGTTGTTTGCTCGTAAAACGCAAAGAGTTAGCGGTTCATTGTATATAGGTGTAAGTGGTGATGTAAATGTTTTAATGGCAGGGCATCCCGATACTGATACAGCAACCGCAGCAAGTAGAGGCGCACAATTATTTAAGAGTGTACCAATAGGACCATTCCCTTATGAAGTAAAGAAAGTTTTTAGCACAAATACAACTGCAACAAATATTCTTTGTATATACTAAATGGATATTATAAGCGGTAAATTTGATAATCAGATTACTTTGTATAGCCCAACAACTACACAGAGTTCATCAAGTGGTGCAACTTCATATAGTTATACGGCAGATTATACAATTTGGTGCTATGTTAATAATAGAGCGAATACAGAGCAGTTTGTTGAAGGTAAAAAGAATGTTGATGATAGAATAACTATTGATGTCAGATTTAACGATGTAACAACTGTAACTAATGAATGGCAGTTCCAATATGAAGGACTTCAATATTCAGTAGTAACATTGTTTGAAGCACCTGAATATGGTAGAAGAAATGCAGTAAGAATAGTAGGAGAGATTTTAACATAATGAGTAAATTAACAAGAAATACAACTAATCCAAATGGAATATCAATGTATTGTACCATTGATGGGGTTGATGATATTGTTAATGGAATCAAAGTATTGTCTAATGAATCAAATTTTAAAGACATAGAAAAAGTTAATCAGACAGTTGCTAATGATTTAATAATTGCTATAAAATCGGCAGTTCCAGTTAATACTGGAGATTTAAAGAATAGCATAGAATCATTTAAAAGTAAGAAAAATACAAATTTTTTATGGGTAGGACCTAAATATTCTACTAAAAAAAGTATGTTTAAAGGCGGTAATCATGCTCATTTAGTTGAATATGGAACAGTTGATAGATATGTTGGTTCTAAAAGTAAATATGTAGCTGCAAATTTATCAAAGGCAGGTGTAAAGCAAGGATTTAAAGGTAAAATGCCAGCACATCCATTTATAAGACCAACTTATGATAAAATGAAAACTTCATTACTTGAAAAATTGAAAAAAGGCTATGAAAGTGTAATTGTAGAGGCAGCAAAAAAAACTGGAGTATTTAGTGAAGGCAGGTAAAGCAATATATAATATTTTAACGAATACATCGGCAGTAACAAGCTATGTAAGTACAAGAATATCGCCATTAAAAGCAAGTAATTTAGCTGATTTCCCTTATGTGGTTTATGAGCAAATTAGTTTAGTACCAACTATTGAGAAAGATGGACCAAGTAAACTTGATATTATAAGAATGCAAGTTAACATATTACATACTGATTACGATACACTAAGCAACATAGCAGATGCAATAAGAACAGCATTAGAACGTAAGGCATCAGGAACTTATGGCGGTGTTAATGTTCAATCAATAGTATTTGATAATGAAGGAGAAATGTACAATGATAATGTTGATTTGAATGGTATCTATGGATGGCAACAAGATTATATTTTAAGGATAAAAAATTAAGACAATGACAAACGGAACAGATATACTTTTATTAATAAATAATGACCCAATTGCAGCATTAACTTCAAATGATTTTAATTGCGAAGTTGATGTAAAAGACATTACTTCTAAAGATAGCGTAGGATGGAGAGAATGCAAACCAATGAAGAAAAGTTTTAATGGTTCTGCAAATGGTTTTATAAAAGGAGTAGGAATTAACTTGGTAAAATCAAGTGAAAATTTAGCAAATGCAAATAATTGGGATCAAGGAACAAATACAATTACCCCGAATTACAGTGTAAATCCATTTGGTAAAAAAACTATGAACAACTTAGTTTTTAGTGGTGCTACTTTATTAATAAATCAATTTATTGACAATAATACTTATATAATTGGCGATGTATTAACATTCTCTATTTATGCAAAGGGCAGCGGTAGTATTTATATTTTAATAGAGGATAATGCAGGTACTCCAACAAGCCAAACAATAACGCTTACAAGTACACTTACAAGGTATTCTGTAACTCGTACATTATTAGCTATTGATGCTAATGTTACTATACAAAAAAATACAGCAACATCAGTACAAGTAGGTTGTGCAATGGTTAATAAAGGAAGCACAGCATTACCATATACAAGAAGCGGTTATACATTTGATGAACTTTATGATTTACAAAATAATGGTACTAAAATTACAATGAGAATTTCAGACCAAATAGATGGCAATAAACAATATTCAGGATATGGATATATAAAAAGTTTAAAGCATACAGATCCAGTAGAAGATACATCAACTTTTACTTGTTCAATAGAAGGTACAGCAGATTTAAGTAAAACAACGATATAATAAAATAAAAACATGGCAACAACAGGAATGGTAAACGGAACGGATATTACAATTAAGGTAGCAACCAAAGTAATAGCCCGATTAACTTCAAACGACTTCAATTTGGAGCGTGAAGTAAAAGATGTAACAACAAAACAAAGTGCAGGATGGAGAGAGATTTTAGTTTATAAAAAATCATTCAACTTTTCGGCAAATGGATTTTATGAAGAAAAGACTGGTAGCACTTATCAATTTTTTGTTGATTTGTATGATGCTTGGAATACTGGTTCTTCAGTAACTGTAAGAGTAGGTAGTTCAGTAAGTGGAGATGTGTACTATGAAGGTTCAGCATTTATAAAATCAATTAAACAAGGCGCACCAGTAGAAGATACAGCTACTTATACAGTATCGTTTGAAGGAACTGGAGCAATAACTAAAGCAACTAACTAACTGGGTGGCATTGGCATTGGCTTTTAGCTTTTTAAGCTATTGCCTTTGCCATACCAACAATACTAAAAAGCAATATGAAAGTAACAATTAAAGAAGTAAAGTATGATGTAGTATTTAACTACACTGCTTTGAAAAAAATCCAAGAATTAACGAATACTAAGATATTCGACATTGGCAACTTAGATGCGTTAGAAAATGCACCTATTTATTTAGCAAGTGGTATTTTTGGTGGCGCAGTAATTAAGGATAATAACCTTACAGAAATGCCAATCAGCGTTAAAGAATGTGAAGATTATTTCAATCAAAATTTATCAGCCTTTTATGAGGTATCAATGGAGATGAACAAGTCATTAACAAATGCTTTTGCGCCAAAAAACGACAAGGGGGCGAAGTAGCCCCCAACTTTGATTTAATATTAGACCATTACTCAACTGCACTTGGTCAAATCGGCATGAGTGCAGTTGATTTTTGGACCATACAGCCTTGTGAATTTTACGCAATTAATCACAAGTATTTAGAGCAGTTAAAATTCAAAGACCAAAACGAATGGGAACGTACAAGATGGCAAACAACATGGCTTGTAAATTGTCATGTAACAAAACCATTAAAAGCGCAAGATTTGATTAAATTTGAATGGGAAACCAAAGATGAATCAAGCGGATTGACAAAAGAAAAGATTGAAGAACTTAAACAAAAGTGGAACTTAGATAATGGCTGACAAAATACTTAGCATAGGATTAGGAGCAAATACATCAGGTCTTAAAAAGGACATGGATAATGCAGCCGCAATCGTAAAGAGTGCAGGTCAGCAAATGGGTGATGCTGTTGTTCAGTCATCTGATAAGATGTCATCAAGTTCAAAAAGGGCAGGTGAGAACTTACAACAAGCATATAGGGCAGCTGCCAAAGATGCAAGGGAAGCAGCATTGCAATTTGGTGAAACATCAGATAGATTTAGAGTTGCAGCTCAAACAGCAGGGGAATTAAAAGATAGATTAGACTTAACTAATCAAACTATTCAAGCATTTGCAAATGATGCCCCAATGCTAACAGCTACAGTAGGTGTATTACAAGGTGTTGCAGGGGCTTTTAGCGCAGCACAAGGAGCAGCAGCATTATTTGGAAATGATAGTAAAGCATTGCAAGAAACAATGGTTAAATTGCAAGGTGCAATGGCATTGACTACTGGTTTACAAGGTTTGAAAGGTTTAGGTGATAGTTTGCAAACATTAGGCATAGTTATTCAAACAAAAGTAATGCCTAAATTTATTAGTTTATTTGCATTGATTGCAGCTAATCCAATAACAGCAACTATAATAGCAATAACAGCATTAGGGGCTGCATATGTAGCACTTTCAGACAGTACAGATATTGCAAGGCAAAGTCAAGCAAGTTATGATTTTGAATTAGCTAAAACGAGTGCAACAGTTGCAGAAAAAGTTAGACTTGTAAGAGAAGAAAATATTAAACTTCAAAATGTTTTAAAAGCCAAACAAAGCGGAGTTAATGAAAGTGCAATTGAAGCACAAAATTTAAAATCACAAATTGATAGTAAACAAGCAATACTTGATAAAGAAAATGCAGCATTAAAATTAAAAGATGCAGGAAATGCTGCAGAATATGAAGCTAATTTTTATGCAAGAGGTAAAGTAATTCAACTTGAAGGAGAATTAAATTTATTAAAACAACTTTATGAAGAAACTAAAAAGAAATCAGATTTAGAAGCAAGCATAAATCAAAAATCTGCAACTACGCCATTGGATATTCCAAAATATGATAAAAACTTTTTTGATCCAAAAAAAGTAAAATATACTGGTGATTTTCAATTTAAAATTCCAAGTTTTGAAACCGCTCAATTAATGCCTAAATTTGATTTGAATAAAATCAAAGCAGAATTAAATCAAGATTTTAAAAATATGCAACTGTATCTTAATGATAAGAGCAAAGAAATTGCAGATAATTTTAATCAAATGTTTAATAATGGTTTGTCAAATGCAATATCAAGCGCATTTGAAAAAATTGGAACTAATATTGGCAAAGATAAAGACCCATTTGAAGATGTTGGTAAAGTTTTTATTGCATCTATTGGCAATTTAATGCAACAATTAGGAGCAGCAGCAATAGCACTTGGATTAGCTAAAATGAAACTATTTGGCTCATTTGCAGACCCAACTGGAGTAAGTACACTAATTGCAGGGGCTGCATTAATTACAGCAGGGGCAGCATTGAGTGCTTTAATGTCATCAACTCCTACAGGTGTCAATTCATCAAGCGGTGTAAGTTCATCATCAACAACTAATGCAGGTACATTTGGAAATGGTGGTATGAATAGCAATTTTGGAGTATTACAAGTAGGTGGCGAAATTAGAGGAAATAATCTTTTAGTAAGTGTAAATAGAAGCGGTTATGAAAGGGGCAGAGTAAGATAATGAGTAATCCTAAATATATAAGTTATGTTCAATCTACTAAGTTTAATGAGAAATGGAAAGTAGAAATATGGGATACAAATTATATTACTGGTCCAAGTATTGAAATAGCGACATCAAGTCCACCAATATTAAACTATGAAAGTCAAAATGACAAGCGATATGCTTCAATAAAAGGCAGTAGTTTAAGTGTTCCTATTATAGTTGATAATTCAACTTTAGAAAATTGGTTATTTAATGATGTTCAGTTAGCGAAAGAAGAAAGGTTTTATGCCCATTTATACAAGTGGGACCCGATTGATCAAACTTACAATCTATATTGGATAGGTGTATTATTACACGATTTAAACCAACGTGAAGATGCTGCATATCCATATACTTACGAACTTAAATTTACTGATGGATTAGCACGTTTAAAAGACTTTAAATTCACAGAATTAGCAGATAGTACAAATGCACTTAGTTATACTATTCAGACATTAAATTGGTATTTGTACGAGTGTTTAAAAAGAACTCCATTTTATTCAAGGGTATCGGCAGGAACACAACTATATGGGACATCTGTAAATTTCTATGAATATAATATGGTTAATAGTGGTACTCATTGGTACACAAATATAGACCCATTAGACCAAACATCTGTTTATCCAAAAGCATTTTGCAAAACCATATCAAATGGTCAGTTAGAGGCATTTAGTTTTTACGATATACTTGAGCAAATTCTAATGTTATTTGATGCTCGAATAATATTAGCACAGCCATATTTTAGAATTATATCAAGAAATAACTATACTAATGCAAGTTGGAAAGAAAGAACTTATTTAGCTGATGGAAGTTTTGAAGCGCAGACATCAGTAGCATGGGATTCTAATATTAATCAATCA